CCTCCTGCATATAGCGGCGCGTCAGTTGCTCAACCGTGGCCGCGACTTCCTCAAGAAACAGGACGACGGCCATTTCCAAATCACTGATCATCTGCGGATCACGGGGCACACGCTGAACGTGAAGCTGCATCTCAGCCGGCAAGCGTGGGTCATAGCTCACAAAGTCGCACCACTGCCGACCGGTGCAGGCCATCTGCCATTGCATTTGCTTGATATATTTGCCGTCGATGTCGGAGCCTAACAGCGTTTCGATATGCGTGGCGCTGTTGGGACATTTGATCTCGACTAGGCCCTCGTCTCCAACCAATCCATCCGGACTGGCGTGACTCATTGAGATTGCCGGGTGCAGCACAAGGCCGACCTGCTTGATCTCAAGACCGCAGGCAAACCCGTACATCTCGCGCGCTGCCGGCTCCTGCTCCGTGCCCCATCGCATCGCGTCATTCGTAAAGCCGTCTGTCGTTGTTTTCGTCAGCCGCTCGACGACAAGACGTGCGGCAAGATTAGCTCGGGATGCCCCCCACCCTGTTTTAGTGCGGGCAGTTGCATCCGCTATGGACGATGCTCCGATACGACCACACCGCGCCGCGTGCCATTCTGGCGTGCCCTGAATGCAATCAATGATCTTCATGGCTTTGCCGCCTTCTGCTGAATCCGTTTTGCAATCAGCATGGCCTTGGCTTTGTCAGCTTGTTTGCTCGTGAGATCGTCCAGCGTCTCAACGCTAAAATGGCTGCACACGCCGCCTAGATCGGTTTTCGTTTCCTCGATCAACGCCTTCAGCTCAGCCAGCTTGTCGGCGGCGGGCGGTTGCGCACCGGCCTTCTGCCCGTCGTCATCATCTTCAGTGGCAATGCCGGTGAGCGTCAGCGTGACGTATCGCTTGCCGTAAGAGATGGCGCTGGCCATGGCATGCACAGCCGTTTTCCCGCCGCTGGTGTCGGGCGGTAGCGTCATCTCGGTTTGCTCTGTGTGGCCGTCGCGATGGCCCAGAATGCCTGCGACACGGATCACGTTGCCGGTCGTGTCGACGCGGTGGGATAGCGAAAAGCCGTGTGCGTGCAGATGCGGGCGAAGCGCCGCAACGACATCCTCAAACCGCGCGTAGGTCTTGGCGTTGTGGCCTTTCCCGTTGCGCGTGGCGGCTGGAAGCTCAGCTTGCAGGTTTGCAAATGCTGCGAGATAGGCTGCCTTGGCGCGCTGCGCCGACATCCGTTCGTGCATTGTAAACAGCCGCTCCATCTTGTCGATGTCGACGTTCTGGTCACGGGCGGCGCGCTCAATCATGGAGATAAGAACGGCGGACTCTGATTGTATCGGTGCCGGCACATGGGCGGGCTCGATCTTGGCGATTGCGTCACTCATGCCACATCCTCCACATATCCGAGCCGTACATCTATTTCGGCGTCAATAAGTCGACGGGCCTCGTCGCGGTCGCTCAGCATCGCTGCTAATTTCGCCGCGTTCGCGCCGATCTGAAATAGCGCATCACTGACAGGGGCTAGCAATTCCGCGTCGGCCTGATCATTGTCACGGATCAGCCTTAACGCGGGCCTGATCCCGCTTGCTGGTTTGTGCTTGCTTCCCGTCAGCGTCCTGATGTCTGCCGTCATTTTTTATCTCTCCGTCCCATTCCGAAATTAGCGCGATCACTACTCCGAGGAGGATCGCCAGCAAAATTGCTGCTATCCCAAGCCCCCACGCGAACCACTCGATCATTGGAACTCTCCGCAAACTGACGAACAAGGAACGACGCGAGCGGCTCTTTGCACTTGCAGTTGAGTAGGTCATGCTCAGCGCAGCGCCCCATCAGCGTTGCTCCATGAGCTCAGCGCGTGTTCTTGCACGAATAAATCCTATGTCATCAGGGTCCTCCGTCGCCGCGTCGATCTCATCACTGAGGCCCACAGCGACCGAGGAAAAAATTGCCTCCCAGATCAGCCCGCCGCGCTCAATGATGATATCCTCATCGCCCCGCTTTGCAGCGCTGAGACGCACGCAGATAATGCGGCCAGCGGCGTCAATGTCGACATCACCTATCAGCTCGGTGCCCGCTACCGCTGTGCCATCTAGGCCGAGCAGCAAAGGCAAGCCGTTAAATTCTAAGTTTGCATGTACAGCCATGTTCCGTCCTCCCGTTGAATTGGTGGCGAGAGAGTTATTGGCTCTCCCGCCAGTGTCCGGCCGACACAACCCCCGCAGGTTGTCGGTCCCGGTTCCGGCTGCCCCCGCTGCCGAAAGGAATGGGGTAAACCGGGGCGGCCTTACGGTGGGGAGCGCTTTTTGTCCCCCGCAGGCCGAGGGGTAAGCCATCAGGCCGCCCCGGTGATGACGCTACATTCGCCCGTTCGGACGGGCAGTGTCAACTACAAATCGACCGCCGCAACGGACATTGTTGATAAACTGTTGATAACACAAGGGAGAAAAATGTTTTCTTGACTTGCCCGTTGAAGCGGACGCATACTGCGGACCATGAAACTCAAGATTGATCAGACCATAGAGCGCATTCGCCAGCCCATCCGGGACGGCGATATCCGCATGCGTCCGCTTGCCCGTGCTGCAGGGGTGCCTATTGCGGTCCTTGACGGCGTGTTGCGGGACGGATGGAATCCGAAGGCCGACACGATTCGAAAGCTGGAGGTCGGCCTATCCAAGCTTCGCCGCCCTTTGGGAAACGGCGTGAGAACCGCCGCAAATCAGCGTAACGTGGCCGCATAGCTTTGTAGCCTTGCGTATCTCCTCCCTAGCCTAGAGGCGGGCTGTCTGCGTCCCGCCTGATTTTTTTGCAGTGTGCGTAAAAACGAAAACCCCGCTTTGTGAGAGCGGGGCTAATCGAGTGCATGCGTTCAGCCAGTTGGATTGGCCGATGACTAACTTTCTAAGCGAAAACTGCGACCAAATCAAGACTATCGTTGTCAAGACAAAAGGAACGCCGACGCAAAAGCTGTTGGCAATTCTGATGCTCGCGGGCATCGACAAGACCTCCGACTTAGCCGAGATCACTGGTTTAACCGAGCGAGCCGTTCAGACCGCAAAGCGCAACCTATTTCGCGAAACTGATTGCGTAACGCAACTCATTGCGGCGAAACCTATTGCGGAAACGCAACCTATTGCGCTTTTGGCGCAATCTATTGCGGTCGCGCATGTGCCCGCGCGCGTAGAAGAAACTAACTTACTTACTAACCTAGTATCTACTGTTGAGATTAAGGAAAGTAAGATTTTGCTTCGCTCTGACGAGCCGAAGCCGAAAAAGCAAATTCACGGGACACGGCTTGATCTCGATTGGACTTTGAGCGCAGACCTTCGGCAGTGGACGCGAACGACATTCCCGCAAACGACCCCCGACCGCCTCGCAGCCGAACTTGAAACTTTTCGCGATTATTGGGCGTCCGTCGCTGGTCAGAAGGGCCGCAAAGCCGACTGGGATGCGACTTGGCGCAACTGGAGCCGTCGAGCATTCGCCACAGCCCCGATGCGCCCGAATGCCCAGCCGCCGCCGATGTCCGCATCCGCCGCCCGTACCGCTCGCATGCGCGCAATGCTTCGCGAAGGGATCTCGGCATGAACAGCAAATATCTCGATATGATCGCCCGCAAGGCGGTTTCGTTCCAGCCGCGAGGGCTAGATCGCATCCCGTCGATGAACGCCAAGATGTTCCCGCACCAGGCGCACTCAACCGAGTTTGCATTGCGCGCTGGCAGCGCCGCGCTATTCCTCGATACCGGCCTCGGTAAATCGTTCTGCGCGTTGGAGTGGGGCCGCGTCATTGTCGAGCACACGAACAAGCCAGTGCTTATGCTGGCGCCGCTCGCAGTCGGTCCCCAGCACCAGCGTGAGGCGATGAAGTTCGGCATCGATGCAACCTACGTGCGCGAGCCGTCCGAGATCACAGGCGCAGGCATATGGATCACTAACTACGAGCGGCTCGACAAGTTCGACGCTGGCCAATTTGCCGGCGTCATCTTGGACGAAAGCAGCATCATCAAGGGGTTCAACGGTCGCACGTCGAGGGCGCTGATCCAGTCGTTTTCGGCCACGCCATATCGGCTGGCGTGTACGGCGACACCAGCTCCTAACGATCACATGGAGCTTGGCCAGCATTCGGAGTTCCTCGGCATCATGCGCGGCATGGAGATGCTGTCGCGGTGGTTTATCAACGACACGTCATCGGCCTCTCAGGACTGGCGCATCAAGGGGCACGCGGTCGATGCGTTCTGGGATTGGGTAGCGTCGTGGTCGCGATGTGTGGCGATGCCGTCAGATCTCGGTTTTGACGATAGTGGGTTTGCACTGCCGGAAATGCAGATGCACCAGCACATCGTCACGGCAGACCGATCGACGGATGCTGGCGAGGAAAAGGATGGGCAAGCCCGAATTTTTCGCATCCCAGAAACGTCGGCAACCAGCATCCACCGCGAAAAGCGTATGACCATCGACGCCCGCGCCGATCTGATCGCCGAAGTGGTCGGACGCGAGACTGGCGAGCCGTGGATCATCTGGTGCGATACTGACGCCGAGGCCGACGCATTGACTGACCGCATCCCCGGCGCTGTCGAGGTGCGCGGTTCGATGTCGGCGGACGTGAAAGAGGAACGCATCATCGCGTTCTCGACTGGGCAACAGCGCATCCTGATCACCAAGCCGTCAATCGCAGGGTTCGGTTTGAACTGGCAGCACTGCGCACGGCAGGCGTTCGTGGGGCTCAGCTTTTCCTATGAGAGCTTCTATCAGGCAATCCGCAGGAGCTATCGGTTCGGACAGACGCGGCCGGTGCACGTCCACGTGGCGATGGCTGACACGGAAAAGGCGATATGGGACGTGGTCAGCCGCAAGGCCGAGGACCACACGACCATGAAGAACGCGATGCGGGCCAGCATGGCGCGGGCAACGCAGAAAACCCACGCACGCGCACCGTATCAGCCAAAAACCAACGTCAAAATTCCAGCTTGGATGAGGGCAGCAGCATGAACACGATCATCAATCAGGCCGATGGTAAGAACTGGACGGCAGTGCACGGCGATTGCGTATTGGGCATGAGCGATCTGCCGGACGAGAGCGTCGGGTTCTCGATCTACTCGCCGCCGTTCGTCGATCTGTTCGTCTACTCTGACAGCGCCGCCGACATGGGCAACTGCGCCGACGACGTTTCGTTCTTCGATCAGTACAGGCACGTCATCCGCGAAAAGATGCGTCTGCTCAAGCCGGGCCGATTGACTGCAGTGCATTGTACCGATCTGCCGACGCGCAAGTTCAAGGATGGCGTGATAGGCCTCAAGTCATTCTCCGACGACATCCGAAAGGCGCACCAGGACGAGGGGTTCATTTATCACTCGCGCGTTACCGTCTGGCGCGATCCCGTCGTCGAGATGCAGCGCACCAAGGCCCTCGGACTGCTCTACAAGCAGCTGAAAAAAGACAGCTCAATGAGCCGGATGGGGATGCCGGATTATGTGCTGGTGTTTCGCAAACCAGGTGACAACCCAGAGCCTATTACTCATGACACAACCGACGTTCCCGTCGATCTGTGGCAGAAGTGGGCGAGCCCTGTGTGGATGGACGTCCGCCAGACCGACGTTCTTAACGGGCGCGTGGCCCGCGAAGACGCCGATGAGCGCCACGTTTGCCCGTTGCAGCTTCCCCTGATCGAGCGCGCCATCCGCCTGTGGTCCAACCCCGGCGACGTGGTGTTGTCGCCGTTCATGGGCATCGGCTCGGAAGGCCATGAGGCCGTGCGTCTCAAGCGCAAGTTTATCGGGTTTGAGCTAAAGGAAAGCTATTGGCGCCAGGCGTGCAAGTTCATTGGCGAGGCCGACGCTAACGCATCTGGTGGCGATCTGTTCGGCATGGCAGGCGCCGCATGAGCCCCGAAAACCATTTCATTGATCGGATGTTGAGTATTTTTCACGCTCCGGTCACCGAGAACGAAAGCGGCTTTGTCGAGGAAATGCGCAAAGCCCTGAAAGGTTGGGATCTGCAAACCCTTGACGAAGCAGCCGACCGCATTGCCAAGACGGCCAAGTTCTTTCCTAAACCAGCCGAGGTGATCGAAGTTTGCGAGGCTATCGCAGCCGCTCGCGTGGTGCCCGATACCCGGCCACATCACGGCGACTGGACCAGTGACGCCATTCGCACAGCGAGCGGTTTGATTAGATCCGACATGGGCCGCGAAGCCGCGAAAGACGGGTGGATCACGCAGCTGCACGACTTTTGCCGCCAAAAACGACGGCTGCCTAAAGGCTTTGAAATCTCCAAGCTGAAAACCGAGGCCAAGCTATTCGACGACGCTTATTCGACGTGCTGCGTCGGCAAGGGCGGCACCCTAAACGGTGCCTTAAAAAAGCTGGGTGAAACATTCTTGCAGCGCCGCAATGAGTTGGCCGCTGCAGCAAATGGCGAGGCCGCACAATGACCCTCACCTTCGTGATGATCCTCACTCTTGCTGGCGGTCAACTCGCAGAACAGCCCGCCTCAATCATGGAATGCCAGCTTGTTACCGAGGCTTTGTCTAAGGGCGAGCTAATCGAGATCGACGCCTCCGACGGCCATCGCTACCGCGTGCTCGAAGCCGAATGTCGGATGGCTGAGATAGCCGACGCGTGCGAGATGGAGGGAGCATGACCTCCTGCTCCCCTAAAGACCGGGAATACATCCGTCAAGGGCTATTGCTGTACTGGCGAAAAAAGAAGGCGGCGCAAATGGCTACAGCCCTCGGAAAGTCGTTCAAGGTCACGCTAGACGGCAAGATCAAGAAACGCCCGCCCCGCATGGCTCCCGTCATCGCCTCCGCCAAGCGGCACAAGGCCGACAGGATCGAGAAACGGCTGCGCGAGAACGCCGCCAAAAGCAAGGGAGACGCGCCATGATCATCGCCCACGATTTGACGGGACGAACCGTCGGCAAAATCCGCGTGATTGGGTTTTTCGGAAAGATCCAATCGCGATCGAAAGGTCTGAGGTCGATGTGGCGCTGCGAGTGCCTGAAGTGCGGGAAGAGGTTTCAGGTCATAACCCAGTACATCAAAAACGGCTGTTACGACTGCAATGGTGGCGTCAGTAAGGGGTCTAAATGACGCGCGCTGACGCCCGCCGCGCCGCTGAGTTGTGCAGAGACATCGGCCGCGACGTAGCTTTACCACCGACGTTAGTGCTCGCGTTATTGGACGAGGCCCTACATGACCGCGACAGCGCTTTACGTTTACCGGACGAAGTCGCAGTGCGAGCAGAAAGCGCAAAAAGAACTACGCGAGGCCGGCGTCAAAGCCTACGTTCCGACTGAAAAACGTCGTTGGGGTAAGAGCGAACGGCGCGTGCCAACGGCCCGCCAGTATGTGTTCACGGGTAGCTTGAAGCCTCACGATGCGGAGCACGTTGGACAGCAAATTCCCGGCGTTGCGGCTCCACACGAAATGCGCCGCTTGTACGTCCGCAGCAGTGCCACACAGATCCGTCACGCCTTCGCGCCGGGAGATGATGTCTCCATTAAGCGCGGGAAGTATGCGTCAGTCCCCGGCGTCGTGGCCGAGATCTACCGGGGCTGCTGGTACGATGTCCGCGTCGTCATGCTGGGCAAATCTCATATTGCGAAGCTGAAGGAAAGCGATCTTGTCCGCCTCCATCCAGGCACAAAATAGCTCCGCTGGAGGGTTTCCAGCGGGGCAATCAAGAGTTTCCGTGGCTCAGTGCAGAGTAATCGCCACCTCGCGACCAATGCGGCGGCGCTGAACAAAGCCCGCTGCAATCGCAGCCGAGACACGCTTACTCGCTTCGCCCTTCGTCACAGCCAACAGGCGCGCCAGCTCGTTGTTGCTCAGCGGGCGCTTAGTGATGGTCAATAGTTTCCGGAGCTGCTCAAGGTCTTGTGGCGTCACGTCAGCAGGGATGATTAGATCTGAAGCCCTGGAAACCGTTGTGGAAACAGTCACAGGCTGGGCAATTAACGCAGTCGCCATCCAAACAAGAGCCCAGATTGCCACGTCGAGGCCAACGGCAAACGCGATCACCGAGCCCTTTCTGATCGTCTCAGCGGAAACCGTCCCACCCAATGCCCAAGCCCATGCTTCTGATCCTAGATCCCCTGGCGGTGACGTTCGCAACTCATGCCGTAGTTTCTCGACGCGGGCCTGCAAAGCGGAAACGGTTTGTGTCTTGCCCTTGCAGGCTGGACCATTTCCGCTCGCACACTCTTTAATCAGATCATCCGAGGCCCAAGCCAGCCTAGTCTGGGTTGCCTTAAGATCAGCCTCGACCGTGGTGCGGTCAACGCTTACTGCGGCAGCAGCTTGCTTGACCTCGCCCGTTCTGCCGTCAACTGCCGGGAGGCTGTAGGCC